TGCACCACTGATTGTAAATGATCCTTCGCCGTAATGGTTTTGAGGACCCCTGCTGTCAGCATCGCCAAGGTTGAATAGTGTACCAGTACCAGTGATGTGTGTAAGTTTCGCGCCAATCGTTTCGCTGCGAAGCTTGAATAGACCGAATGGAGACTTGGTATAGTTGACGAGGATCTCGCCACGATCGAAGACCTCATATACATCATCGCCAGGATCTCTGAATAGAGAACCAAAGTCTTCGTTAGGTTGTGTTGTAGATGCGGCAACCTGACCGTAATCTTCGTATGTAAAGAAGTCGGTTCCAGGATATGAATAAGTGAGTCTTCTGCTCTCGTTGCCAAATCCGAATAGAATTCCAGAACCACTATACCCAAACGTGCGTAGAGGTTGAGTGCTGCCAATGTTGAATAGCGTACCACTACCAATGTGGCGTAGTGATGATAAGACAAGTGCGTCACCACTAACTCCAAATAGTGTCTTGCGTGTATCTCCAACACCGACTCTAGTGTCAAATGTTATTCCTGCGAGACCATAATGATCGTATTCATATGTACCAGACCAATTTCGCTGCGATACTTTTATATCTCCAGCAGCAGTTTGGTAGTCTGTATAATTTGGTTCGAGATTAAAAGTTTTGGTTGTAAGAGTGTGGTCACTAGTATTCCCACCATAAGAAATCCTAGTGAGAATACTTTGGTTGGAATTTGCTTTATGAACCTCTATGAGAAGATCTTCGCCATTGTCGGGTTGTTCTCCACCATTGCTTCCACTTCCCTTGATGATGTGGAAGTTAAGTCTAACAACATTAGTGAGATCTACATCATAATATCTAACTGTTCTCTCATCACTGAAACCATCATCCAGATCGGGATCATTTACTGTACCGAATCTAACATGAGGTCCAATAGCAAATCCGCCCTGACTTCCCGTACCAGTTCCACTCGCTGGAATAAATTCTGTAGCACGATATACTGGGTTGTACGTGCTGTGAAGTTCGGCAGCACTTACGTAAATAGGTTCAATATGTGTATAATCAGGCTGCTCGGGATATACCGTAGCTTTTGCTTCGCCTGTAAAGGATCCACTGAATAGAGATCCAGATCCACTGTATTGAGTGCTGTAAGACGCTGCAGCGTCCCCATATACGCTTGGACCACCAGAAGTGTCGTAACGATACAAGAACGCTGTGTTCGCCTCTCCACGGAGGGAGATGGTGCCTTCAACAATCCATGGGGCTTGTAGTCTTGTAAATGCTTCGCCCAACTCAAAGAGTTGACCGCTACCAACGAATACTTTCTTAACAACGAACGTCGTGCTGCTCGCTAGTCTAACGACGCCGAATGGGAATCTTGTCTGTTGATCATAACGCATGTCACCCCAGTCTTCCTGACCGGTAGTAGGTTCGGTGACACTTCCATGATCGATTGTTGCCGTGGGCGCTCCAAGCGTTCCCAGGTCAACATAAATGAATGGAACAATTGAAGATGGTGTATAGCTGTAGGAAAGTTTTCCTAAATCGGTTCCAGATGCGCGAGGTAAGGATCCTGAACCAGAATAAGAAAATCCTACTGTTAATCCTGCAGGTACTTCTGTAACTGTAGTAGTGGTAATAGGTGGTCGTTCAACTTCATCTGCTACAAGAACTACACTCTTTACGCCATACTCACCTTTTATACCAGCTGTATTATCATAATGATCGATGGTAATAAAAACACCCTGATCAGTCTGTGCTTCTTCTGGTAGAGTAAGTGTTCTTACAACTGTTCCTGATGTTCCGTCAGAAGAATCGTGTTCAAGAATTGTTCCAAAAATATTGCTACTATAAGATCCACTTAATCTATAACTAACTGTTAAATTTTTGTTAAGGTTAGGTTGATCGCCATCATTACTGTCATCTCCACGAATGGCTTCAATTTTAATTTCTTTATAACCAATAGTGTCATTACCTTGGGAACTTCCCAAGTAAAACAACATTTGAGAATATAATCCATTAGTTATTTTGAAGAGAACGTGAGGACCAATATCAAATCCTCCAAAACTCCCAATACCAATACCACCATTCCTATTTACAACGCCATCTGTCGAATATTCTGCATACGTATAAGTAATATCTAAATCTTGTGAAGTAGTAACAGAGCTGGTGGATGTAGTTCCGAGGAGATCTCCTCGAAACCATATAGTTCCTCCACCAGTATATGACACTACCATCTATAACCACAAACAGCAATAAAAAAGGGGATCGCAAGCAATCCCCAGTAGCATAATATAAAACTCAATTTGAGGATATCAGTCGAGGCTGACGTTGAGGGTGACTTTAATTTGGTCGCCGTCGTTTTGGATGCTGTATGGTCCATTGGTGAATCTTTCTGCGAAGAAGATCGAAGAATAGAGAGTTAGGTCACCAGCGCCATCAAGTGCAGGTTCGGTAGTAAAGGTGTCTGCGTCCTCTACAGAGTGAATAGTGTATGTTCCTGCAGTAGTTGCTGCGTTTCCAGTACCCTGATCGATGTAAATTACATCACCAACAACTAAAGCATGAGCAGTAGCAGTGACTTCGGAGAAATCAAAGTCAATTACGTCGTTGTTGTTTGTAGGCTGAACGTTGTCAATCAGAGCGTTGTTGAGATAAACAAGAACGGTTCCATCTGCATCACCAGTCTCTCTGTCAATACCAATGATTACAGTGTTTGCATCGACGCCATTAGGACCACTGTTACCAGAGTCTGAACTAACAACCATACCCTTTGCGAGATCAGCAGCAACTTCAGAAAGGAAGTTAACATCGCTGCTGACAGCACCTGCAAGAGCGGTGTCGATATAAACGGTAGTACCAGCAATACCAACTACACGGGTACCTGGAGCAACACTACTACCAGTTACGCGCTGTCCAATGGCAACACCAGCAGTTGAAGTAACTGCAAGTTCAAACGTGCCAGATGTGCCAGTAGCAGCAGTTGTGTTGGTGATCGCAGGTAGGACAAAGTATGAATCTCCTAACTGACCACGAACACCAGCCTTGGCGATAGTTGCAGAAGCTGCAGCTGAAGCGGCATCAGCAACACCATGAATGGTAGAAGGAATATTATTTCCACGAGCCAAGTAGTAACCATAGATGTCACCAGCAGCAGCACCGAAAGTGAAAGTTTGCTCTGGATAAGAAGCAGTTGTTCTTCCTGCACCAAAAGCAAGTGGTTGAGCAGTGAAAGTACCAGTGTTCTTGACACTCAAGTTGAGAGTCGTACCATCAATGTCAACAACATATGCTCCAGTACCAACGTCGCCGCCAGTTACGTAGTCGCCTTTTTTAATACCTGCATTAGAAGCAACGGTAATAAGGTAAGTACCTGTAGTACCATCACCATTAACAGTAGTAACTGCAGTACTTTCTGTAGTAATATCCCAGCGATTTCCGTTTAGTAGAATACCTCTTTGCTGTGAATAATCTTGATCTGTTCTGTTATTGATAACAGCAGGATAATCGGTAGTTACTGCTTGACCATATCCGATAACATTACCGTCGATATATGGTTCAAAATATCTGGACTGTGAAGGCGTATCGCTTTCCGCAGGATACGTATCAGTAGTATATAACTTAAGGATTAAGTTTCTGGGGATCGACTGATTAGCATTCAGAAGATTACGCAGAGACTCAATTTCACCATTATTGGTTACTAGCAATGCCATGGAGACTTTCCTCTACTATTTTCGTACAAGTTTATTTTTATTTATAATGAGTATGATTTATAATTTGAGTTTCATTGAAACTACAAACCTTGTGATGTTGATCGAGTAGATGACCTCAAACTGGAAAATATCTCCAGCTGTCACTGTAGTGTTCCACGTCGAAAGATCCTCGTCCTTATTCTTTCTTTGAACACTATTATTTAGCACACCAAGAGTGGGTCTTTCTGTTCCACATATAGACGTGAAATTGGGGAAATCCTCAAAACTACATTTTTGGATATCAACTTCTACGTTACCTTCAGTATCAGAGATAATAGTCCAAGACTCAATCTCTCCTGTGACATCAATGGTCATATTACCTTTCACGCCATTTGACATTGGGAATGACCCGCTATCAATAACATAATTAAGGGTTCTGGTCAGATCAGCAGTTGTAGCATATGCAATACCAAAGAATGTTGCTCCACCTGTAGGAGGTGTGTTGAATACAATCTGGTCATTTGATACTACATAATCAACTCTGGGTTCGAGGATAACATTATTAATAGAAATAGCAATCTGCTCTTCGTTTATAGGAGCATATGACTCACCATCTATAGTAATATTAAAGGTATCAGTAGTGCCGTCAAATTGAGATGCAATACTATCTATAAGTAGATTTGAGTATTGTATCGATTTTGATGGAATCTGATAGTTTACGTCAAGTTTATGCTGTGCTGGCAATTGCTTGCCAACATGATATGCATTATTACCAACCCTGACGTTATACTGTGCCATCAGGAAACTCCAGGACTTACTTCTGCGTTGCCCATAATTACTCTGGTTTTATATCCATTAGGATCTTCGAGAACTATATCATAGACATAACGTCGTCGATCTAAAGCCAGAGTCTCTACATCTGTCAGCGATAAAGCAATTTCACCTGTAGTCCTATTGACAAATGTCAAGGTGAATGGAACTGGAGTAGATGCTGAATAACTTTTCTTCATTGCAGCAGTACCAGTGTACCCCGACATATTAAGTGGAGTACCATCTTTGTTGGTGATAAAGAACGTAACGCCGAAGTCTACTCCTTTATCAATCAATAGGTTGACTGGTATCGCTGCCATTTTCCTCTCGTTTATCTAATAGGTCTAATGTTTCTAACCCACCCTCAAGTTTCAACTTATATTCTTTCAATTTAGCGAGTTCTTCCTCGCCTCTTTTGATTTTAAACTCGTAGTCTTTCAGTTGGGTTAAGAATTCCTCTCGCATTTTTGATGTATCCATAGCTAATATATCATGTCAAAGGTATTTAGTATGATCAAGCAGCACGATACGTGATACTGAATGCATAGTATGCACCATCTGATGTAGGTAAAGATTCGGTTGTAGTATTATCTCTAACCGCTTGGAACAATAGGTTAGTAGTTCCTATATCAGCCATGCAAATAACATAGTTGTGGTCTGTTGCTATCGAAGCATTATAAAGTCTTACCGCACCTACGGCATATCCAGCGCCATCCCCTGTACTGTGTACAGAATATGGTAAATTGTTAATAGTCAATGCACTACCGCCATTACTACTATCAATTTGAATCTGTCCCATTACAGTTATAAGATTGCCAATTCTTGTCCATTGTAATTTATCATTAGCAACATTCAAAGTAATACCATTGTCGCAAGTTGCGATAAAATCACCATCGAGATAAGTCTTGAGTACTCCATTTGTAGCACCTGTTGGTATAGTACCTGATGCTATACCAAGTTTGAGTCCACCAAAAGGACTAAAACCAATTTCATCAAATACGCAATTTGGCGACTGGAAAGCTATCGAAGAACCAGAGTCTGTTGAACCAATATACATTATTGATCCAGGAGTGACTGGCTCAATTTTTTGTGTTGTTACCTTTTTCGTATCATCAGAAAGTGTGATGTTACCTGTGGTAGAAATATCTCCATTACTTCCAAAGATGTCTACAGTTACAGCATCTGATGCATCTGTTAACTTAAGTCTACCATTACCACTGTCTAAAAGAAGTTGGACATGACTATCTGCTGCATTAACTGTGTCATCAAAAGTTCCTATACCCGAAACATCTAAAGTTCCAGTAATCTCAACACCATTGGTTGTGGTTTTAAGTTTTTCTGATGTTGAATAGTATAGCTTTACAGCGCAATTCTCATCAACGGTAAGACCTAAATTACCAGT